GTGCGACAGGGGGCAGGTCTTCATGACTGCCATTTCAGATGGGCAGGACAGTCAACGCGAGTCAATCCTCATGCGTGCCGTTGAGCGACATGCGCTACCGCTGCGAATTGCAGCGGCTGATGTGAACCGTCGCGAGGTGATCCCCCCCCCCACCTCCCCTAATGGCATAGGTGTAACCCGCATTGCATCGAGCGACTCGTCGCGCGCAAGCGGCCAAGTTGTGGGCTGCGACGGGTCCTTCCTCGACTTGCCTACGTGCGGGTCGAAGAGGCGCAGAATCCCGCTAGGTAGTGAGGGTGCAAGTAAGTGACATTCGCTGCCAACTATGACGAGGTCGTCGGGCAGCTGATGGATGCCGGCTTGCGCGGCCGGGGCGTCGATGATGGTTTGGTCGTCGGTCGGATGCAGCGATGCAAGGTCGACGGCGATCAAGAAAAGCGCGGCTGGTACTCGCTGCACGAGATTCGGACAGACGCCGGCGATACGCTGATCGTCGGCAGCTACGGCGTGTGGCGTGGCCTGGACAACGGCGCGATGAAGGTCCAGTTGCGCGAGCGCGAGCTCAGCGCTGATCAGCGCGGCGTGCTGCGCGCACGCTTCGCGGAAGATCGCAAGCGGGCCGACCAGCTGCGGCAGCTGGAAGCCGATCGCGCGGCGCGGCGCGCCCAGGCGTTGTGGTCGAAGCTGTCGCCAAGCGGTGACAGTGAGTATCTCGAGCGCAAGGGTGTCGGCGCCTACGGCGTGCGGTTCAGCCCAAAGACCGGCGCAGCCGCTGTGCCGGCGTGCGATGCCGCCGGCCGGATACACGGCCTGCAGATCCTGCGCGACAAGTGCACCGAGCGCCAGAAGGCCAAGCAGTTCTGGCCGGCCGGCATGATCAAGCGCGGCCACTTCCACCTGTTCGGTGGATCGCCGGTGCTGCTGGTGCTGGTCGCCGAGGGCTACGCCACGGCAGCGTCGCTGCATGCGGCCACCGGCCACCCGGTCGCGTGCGCCTTCGTCGCGGGCAACCTCACCCCGGTGTGCCTGGCGCTGCGCAAACGCTACCGCGGTGCAAGGATTCTGGTCTGCGCGGACGATGACAGCTTCACGCCAGGCAACCCCGGAATCACCGCGGCCAGCACCGCAGCGGTCGCCGTCGACGGCGCGTGGGCCGCGCCGCAATGGAGCGCCGACTCGGACCTGCAGCGCGCAGCGCGCCACGCCAAGGGCGACAAGCTCACCGACTTCAACGATCTGCAGCACCTCGAGGGCCTGGGCGCGGTGCGCGCGGTGATCGAGGGCAAGCTCACGGTATTGCGGTGGGCCGCGGCAAAGCCCAGCGCGCCGGTTCCACCAGTCGAGGGGGCGGGGCCGGCGGCGCTGCGTCCGCTTGATGACATCGAAGATCTGATCAATCGCTACGCGCTGGTGTACGGCGGCAAGGGGCTGGTGTTCGATTTCAGCGAGCACCAGCTCGTTGCGCTGTCGGACATGCGCGATGCCTGCCGACGCCGCGAGCTGCACCGCGCATGGCAGGAGCACCCGGAGCGGCAGATCGTGCGCATGACCGAAGTCGGCTTCGACCCTGCCGGCGACGACGCGAACATCCGCTGCAACCTGTGGGCCGGATGGCCGACCAAACCGAAGGCCGGCAGCTGCGAGCGGCTCATCGAGTTGCTGTGGTACATGACCGAACGCGAGCCCGCGCGCAAAGAGCTGTTCGACTGGATGCTGCGCTGGCTGGCGCTACCGCTGCAGCGGCCCGGCGCCAAGCTCAAGACCGCGATCGTGATTCACGGGCCGCAGGGCACCGGCAAGAACATGTTCTTTGAAGCATACATGCGGGTCTATGGCCATTACGGCCGCGTGATCGACCAGGTCGCGATCGAGGACAAGTTCAACGATTGGGCGAGCCGCAAGTTGTTTCTGATCGCCGACGAAGTGATCGCGCGCGCAGAGCTGCACCACATCAAGAACCGCTTGAAAAGCTTCATAACCGGCGACTGGATTCGGATCAACGCGAAGAACATCGCCGCATACGATGAGCGCAACCACGTCAACCTGGTGTTTCTCAGCAACGAAGCACAGCCGGTCGTGCTGGACGAAGACGACCGCCGCCACGCGGTGCTGTGGACGCCGGGCAAGCTGGACGCAGAGTTCTACGAATCAGTGCTCGCCGAAATCGCCGCGGGCGGCATCGAGGCCTTGCACGATCACCTGCTTAACATCGACCTGGGCGACTTCAACGTGGGCACGCTGCCGCCGCGCACGGACGCGAAGAACGAGCTGGTCGACATCAGCCTCGACAGCACCAGCCGGTTTTTCTATGCGCTGACCACCGGCGAGATCCCGCACGTCGAGGTCTGTCCGGCCCTCAGCCAAGACCTCTATGACCTGTATCGCATCTGGTGCCAGCGCACCGGTGCCCGCGCAGCGCCCGCCCCGCGCCTGCTCAATCAATGGAAGCGCCGCCACGGCGTCGAGGTCGCGCGCAAGCGCTACATCGGGCCTGCAGGGGTGCAGGGGCCGCACGGCTGCGTGCTGCTTGGCGCGACCGCGCCGCCCGACGGACAAACCGAATCCGGCTGGCTCGGCGACAGCTTCCAGCGGTTCCGCGACTCGTGCGCTGACTATCGCGGAGGGCTCGTGCATGTGTAATTGTGTGAAGTGTGCGGCATGTGCGGTATCCCGTGCGGTATGCCTGTGCGGCATTAACCCATTGATTTTATTGGCTGTGCGGCATGTGCGGTATATCGCCCGTGTGTGCATGCGCGCCCGCACGTGCGTATGCAGGCGGGCGGGCGTGCGCCCGCACGCAGGCATGCCTCACATGACGCACATGGCGCACTGGCGCGGGTTGCGCGGCGCACACCACGCCGCACGCCATGCCGCACGCTCGCGCGCGGCCGCGGCTATCCACCCCTTGCGTTGTCTGAAAGGTTTGGTAGTGGCGTGGTGACCCAAGATCGCGCAGTGACCCGCAAAGAGCTGGCCGCCGCCCTGGGCTGCGCTGCGGGCTACATCAACAAGCTGCGCGCCGCCGGCCGGCTGGTGCTGGCTGCTGACGGCAAGCGCTACATGATCGACGCCAGCCGCACGCGCATCGCCGCGACCCGCGACCCGGCGCATCAGCCGGTGGCCGACCGCCACGCCAAGGCGCGCGGCGCGCCGCTGGCGGGCATCGCGCCAGCAACCCCCGGCGCTACCACCGCCCCGCCCACCGCATCGCCGTCATGGGCCGCCGACGCGGCCGACGAGGCCATCGCCGCGCTCGGACCCTCCTACGCCGACGCCCGCGCCCGGCGCGAAAACGCTGACGCCCAGCTGCGCGAGATGGATCTGCGCAAGCGACAGGGCCAGATCATCGAGCGCGACGACGCCGTGCGCGGCCTGAACCTGGCCATCATCGCCGCTGCCGCCCGCCTCGACACACTGGCCGACACGATCGCCCCGCAGGCCGTTGGCATCGACGACGAGGTGCGGCTGCGCGCCATCGTCGCCGAGGCCGTGCTGATCATCCGCCGCGAGCTCGCCCGCGACTTCAACGCACTGTTGCTTGTTGACGCATGAGCAAGCCAGACGAACTCCAAAGCCGCTGCAAAGCACCCACAGCCACCAGGAGAAGCCCATGACGCCTTTAGAAACCCTGGGCGCAGCCGACGACATCGCCAGAGCTGTGCGCAAAGCCGGCATCGCCGCCGCCACCCGTACTTACGACAAAGCCGTCGCCGCGCACCGCGCCACCTATCACGCCACCTACGACACCGCCGTAGCTGCGTACATCGCGGCCAGCGATGCCGCCCTCGACCCAGCCAAGGCCACCCCATGACCCCGAAAGAAACCCTGCGCATCGACATTGCAGCCGCTTGGGATGTGCGACAAGTCGGCATCGACGTCGCCACCGCTACCTACGACAAAGCCGTTGCCGCGCACCGCGCCACCTTTCACGCCACCTACGACACCGGCGTAGCTGCGTACATCGCGGCCCGCGATGCCACAAGCAAAGCTGCCTCGCCCAAACCCCTTAC